CATTTGCGTTGTTGTTATTGATTATATTCGTGACCGGTCACAATGCAAGCATTTTATGCAATTAATTTGAAAAAGATTTTAGGGCGGAACAGTAAACCGTTTACTTTTCCGCTAAAACATCTTGCGAAGTTGTAAAGTTTTTCCCTAAAAATTTGACAGCAATCTTGAAATGATTGCTCGATGACAAATGCGTTTGATTCTGCGAATTATCCGACCTCGGAACCGACTGAATTGGTTGCCGGTGATCGCTGGGCTTGGAAACGCACCGACCTCAATAGCGATTATGCGAACTCAGCTTATACGCTTAAATATGCGCTGCGCTTGCAAGGCTCTGGCGCGACCGAGATTGCCATCACGGCGAGTGCTTCTGGGCTTGAATATATAGTCGAAGTCGCCAGCACCACAACCGCTGCCTATACCGTGGGCCGATATACCTATCAGGCTTATATCACGCGCAACTCAGACAGCGAGCGACTGACCATCGGATCTGGTGAAATCTTGCTAGTTGCAAACCGCGACGAAGCAACCACCAACCCGATTACTAATCTGCGCCAGCGGCTCGAGAACCTCGAGACTGCTATTTTGACCCTTACTACAAAAACGGCGAGTGCCTACTCGATCGCTGGTCGCAGTTTTTCCTATGTAGACCTCCCGGAGTTGCAGCGTATGCGCGACCAAACCGCTGGCGAAATTAACACCAAGACGCGCAAGCGATTCGGGATTAGATCATGAACAACGTGCGCCGCTGGGACGCTGCAAGCCCTGACGTGGTTCAAAACTGGGTCAGCGAAGTCAAATCAATCAACGAGGATTTGCGCACGCAAGGTGAGGCGCTGCGCGCTAGGGCACGCGATCTTGAGCAAAACAACGATTACGTTGCTCGATACCTAAATTTGGTCGAAACCAACATTATTGGCGAAGGCGTCAAGCTGCAAGCCAAGACGCGCACCAATCGCGGCAAGCTGGACATGCGCGTCAATCGCATTATCGAGCGCGAGTTTAAAAACTGGACCTACGCGGAAAACTGTTCGCGTGACGGTCGTCTCGACTGGGAAGATATCCAGCGCTTGGTCGCTCGCTCAGTTGCTCGAGACGGCGAAGTCATCGTGCGAATTGTGCGCGGATCTGAATTCAAAATCGCGTTATATGACGCCGATTTTCTTGACTACGCACTGAACCGCGAAGCGACGGACAACAACAACGCCATCATCCAAGGCATCGAACTCGATCGAGCTGGCAAGCCGGTCGCGTATTACCTTTGGAAAATGCCACCAAACAAAGTGCCGAGCATTTTTGGAATGCCAACCAAGTCGCCGAATATCAATCAATACGAGCGCGTTTTAGCCGAAGACATTATTCACATTTACAAGTCGGATCGCCCCAATCAGATACGCGGCGCAACGTGGCTTGCGCCGGTAATGATTCACCTGTTGATGCTTAATCGATACGAGCGTGCCGAAATGCGTGCCGCTGAGATAGCAGCAAGCAAGGTTGGTTACTACAAGACACCAACCGGCGATTACTTAGATGATGAAGACAATGCCGAAGGTTATGGCTTGCCCTCGTCAATTGGCGGCGTTGGATTCACGGAACTGCCGGCTGGCACTGAGCTGGCAATGCTCGACCCCAATCACCCGGTCAGCGCTTATTCTGACTACGTTGCCGGCGTTTTGCGCGGCGTTGCTACCGGCTTAAACGTTACCTATCACGCCCTTTCTAGCGACCTTACGAGCGTCAATTTCAGCTCAATCAGAGCCGGCACCATCGAGGAACGCGATAACTGGCGCAAGTGGCAGCAATTTTATGTCTGTCACCTTATCAGACCAATTTTTTCAGCTTGGCTTGAGTTCAACCGCAACCGACTGGGCCTTTCTAGCACCGCCGCAGACGCGACTTTTGTGCCGCGCGGTTGGTCATGGGTTGACCCGGTTAAAGAGCTGCAAAGCCATCAAATGGCTTATGACCTGGGGGTCACTTCCCTATCAGCTATTGCAGCGTCGCAAGGCAAAGACCTCGAGGAAGTGTTTGATCAGCGCGCCAAAGAAAAAGAACTGATGGCTGAGTTTGGGCTTGAGTTTGGGCCTGTTAATCCGATGCAACCGGAGGATGATGCAAATGAATGAGATCAAGACCGGAACACTAAACCGGCATTTTAATTTTGAACGGGCCAACGTCGACGAAGACGCTCGCACACTTACCTTGAGCTTTTCAAGCGAAGCTCCGGTCGAAAGATGGTTCGGGACTGAGGTTTTATCCCACTCCCCCGGATCTGTCGACCTGACGCGCTTAAATTCTCGAGCTGCGTTGCTTGCAAATCACGACTTGAACGATCAAATCGGCGTCATCGAAAGCGCCAAAATTGAAGACGGTCGTGGCATTGCCACGGTGCGATTTTCAAAAAGCGAAAGAGGCGAAGAGTTTTACCAAGACGTACTTGATGGCATTAGGTCCGGCGTCTCCGTCGGTTACGTCATCGACGAAATGGAAGAACGCAGCGAGCGTGTTTTTGAGGCAACCCGTTGGTCGCCCCATGAAATATCGCTTGTATCTACGCCCGCAGATCTTAGCGCTACCACGTTGAGATCAGACGCCGTTCAAGGCGAAAACCTAACCCGTGTTATTAATTTAAAAAAGGAAACTCCCGAAATGGAAGACCAAAAGATTGACCTCGAGGTCGTTAAGAACGAAGCACGCGAAGCTGCTTTAAAAGATGAGCAAGTGCGAGTGCGTACTATCAACGAAATGGCAAAAGATGCGCCTTACTTGCGCGAGTTAGCCGACAAAGCATTGAACGAAGGTTTTGCCCTCGATCACTTCCAGCGCGAAGCCTTCGAAGCAACTAAAAAAGAGCTGGCTCGCAAGCCAGAAGCTGCGCCAGAAATTGCCAGCCCTTTGAATGTTGACCTTAGCGCGCGTGAAAAAGAAAGCTATAGCTTGCTTCGCGCAATCTCTGCATCAGCATCAGGCGACTGGAGCAAAGCTGGACTTGAGAAAGAAATCAGTGACACCATTGGCCAGCGATCTGGCAACGCATCACAAGGCGGCTTTTATATGCCTGCCGATATGCAGTGGGGTCGACGAGATCTGACAGTTGGCACCAACAACGCTGGCGGCTTTTTAGTTGGAACTGACCACGATGGTGCATCGTTCATCGACGCATTACGCGCTGCGATGGTAACAACTCGTCTTGGCGCTCGAGTAATGAGCAACTTGCAAGGCAATGTTGCCATTCCAAAACTGAGCACTGGCACCTCGACCTACTGGGTTGCGGAAGATGGCGCGCCGACTGAAGGCCAGCCAGTGTTTGCATCAGTGTCATTAACTCCAAAAAACCTCGCGTCATTTGTTCAAATCTCGCGCAATCTTTTGGTTCAAAGTGACCCCTCGGTCGAAGCTGTCATCCAAGATGACATCACGCAATCAATCGCCGTTGCCATCGACGCCGCTGCATTGGCAGGATCAGGAAGCAGCAACCAGCCGACTGGCATCTTGAGCACCACTGGGATCGGTAGCGTTTCATTCGCTTCTGCTGGTGCTCCCACGTTTGCCGAGATCGTTGCAATTGAATCAGCTATCGCTGCTGACAATGCGATGGGCGCGAACATGGCGTTTGTTACAACTCCCGCACTTGCTGGAACTTTGAAAACAACTACCAAGGACTCTGGTTCTGGTCGGTTTGTTTCAGAAGAAAACGCAATCATGGGCTACTCAGTAAACCCAACCTCAAGCATGACTGCTAACACGATCTTACTTGGCGATTTCAGCCAGTTGATGATCGCTCAGTTTGGAGCCATCGAGGTAATCACCGAGCGCAACGCGCAAACTGGGCAATTGACGCTTGGCTTGCACGCAATGGTTGATATTGGCGTAAGACACGCCGAGTCATTTGCGAAAGGTGCATAAATAAAGTGGTAAGCACTAAGGATTCGCCTGCGCTAGTCGCAGGCCTATCCCCCACCACTAAAGGAAGCAAAAAGATGGCAAAAGTAAAAGTTTTAGTAGGCGTCGTTGCGAGCGGATTTGATTGCAAAGCCGGCGGCGAATATGACCTAACAGATGAAGACGCGACCATGCTTATACGCATGGGAAAAGCAGTGCCTGTTGAAGCGTCAACAAAAAAAATAACGAGTCGAGAAGATGCGCCCAAAACTACAAAACGAGGCAAATAAGGCAAAGCAATGGCTCTCGAAGAATTGGGCGAATTTTTTGAACTGGGTGAACACGGCACCGCCGCAACCTATACACCAAGCGGCGGCTCAAGTAGTTCGATTGTCGTTATTTTTCGCAATGAGTTTTACCTTGAAGACGCTGGAGGTATTGGCGTCGAGACGACGCAGCCGGTGATAACCGTGGAGATATCAAAGGTGCCGGGCGTGTCCCACGGCGACGTGATTGGTATTGATGGAACAGATTACAACGTTGTTGGGGTTCGCCCTGATGGCACAGGAATCGCGGAAATAGTGCTCGAGGCACAGTAATGGCGAACCATGTTAGACGACAAATTAGGGAGCGCGTGGCGACTACGTTGACCGGACTTGCAACCACCGGCAGCAAAGTCTACCAGTCGCGCGTTTACCCTCTCGCCTCTAACAACTTGCCGGGTCTGCTGGTCTACACAAACAGCGAATCAAGCGAGCCAGATGTGATGGGTGCGCAGCCGGAGTTAGACCGCGATTTGAATTTAGTCATCGAGGGTTATGCAAAAACTGCGAGCAACCTTGATGACGTGATGGACGGAATTGCAAAAGAGGTCGAGGTCGCAATGGCGGCAGACACAACAATAAACGCGCTGGCAAAAGATAGTTTTTTGACTGGCACAGAAATTCAATTGACCGGCGAAGGCGAACAGCCGATCGGAATTGTGACGATGAACTTCACAGTGCAATACCGCACTGCGAACAACGCGCCCGACGTGGCGTTGTAGGGGCTACTCAATGCTAATGGTATCACCTAGCGGCAAAGTAACGATCGACGTTCACCCTAGTCAGGTCGAGTCGATGAGAAATTCTGGCTATAAGCCAGCCAATGAAACACCGGCCAAAAAGCCGGCCAAAAAGGTACAAAAAGTAGAGGACGAAAACAATGGCAGCATATAAGGGCAATGATGGAGTGGTAACGGTTGGGGCTTCTGGCGTAGTAACTAACGTTAGATCTTTTTCAATCGAAGCAAGTGCAGCAACGGCTGAAACGACCACTATGGGCGTCAGTGCCGCAACGCACGTTGGCACGATAACAAGCTGGTCAGGCAGCGTTGACGTTTATTGGGACCCTGCGGATACGGACGGACAGGTAGCCCTCTCTCCCGGCTCATCGGTCGAGATCAAGTTTGCAGTTGATGGCACTGGCTCAGGAACCACCTACTACACCGGTGACGCAATTGTCACAGGCCACAACCGCTCATCGAGTTTTGATGGAATTGTCGAGGCGAGCATCAGCTTGCAAGGCACCGGAGCATTAACCCCCGGTTCAATTTAATGAGCGTCCTTGAAAATGCGAAAGCGCATTATCAGGAAATTTTAGCGGCTGACCCAAAGCCAATCATTATTGCTGAATGGGGTGGCGAGTTTTTTGTGCGCCCTCAGATTTCCGTTAAAAAAAAGATGGAAATTCAAGCAAAGCTGACTGGCGATAAGATGGATGAGGGGCTTGCCCTTTCCCTCATTTATTACCTTGTCGACGGCGAAAACAAACCCGTTTTTAACAAAGGCGATTTGTTTGAAATGATCCGCGCCGTCGATCCCGACGTGTTGATCCGAGTTGCTGGCGAGATTGCAGAGATGCAACCGAAAGCTGAGGACATCGAGGGAAACTAAGAGCCGATCGAGGCCGAATGTTCGTGTTTCAGCTTGCCGAGCACCTACATAAAACGGTCGGCGAGATCGAAGAGATCTCCGAAGTTGAACTTTTTGAATGGCAAGCATATTTCAGGATAAAGGACGATGGCGGCTCCTAGGTTTAACGTACCATTAACAGCAACAGACAAGACCGCC